GGAGCCGCCCAGCATGCGGCTTACATCATCAATAAGTTCTTGTTTGGGTGTGAGAGTTCCGCTCATATAAAATACCTCGCCTAGTTGGCTGGTATTTACCTTCAGAACTCAAACATTTCTTCAAACGTGTTGTCGCTGAGTTTGTAACCGCCCTTGTGGTCTTTGACGAAGGTGTAGTTATAGGTCAGTGCATCAGTGTTTACAATGTTGCCGTCATTGCCCTGCGGTGATAAGCCCAAATTGGTTCTGCACTTGATCCAGTTGTCTGTTTGCAGTTCCACACCGTAGATTTGATTATTGAGTATGTGCTGCTCACGTTTCAGTGAGTCTGGTTCCCAGACTTGCAGTCCATCTATGAGCCTGCGTTTTACTTCCAGCAAAAACACACCCTCACCGCAACTGTTGTCCAACCAGGTTTTGTTGGGATCTTGCCAGATTGCCAAGGGCAATTGGTCCAGAATCTCGTTTACCAGTTCAGGAGGCGTAAACACCTCACCAAACTGCTTTTGCTTTTGTTCCTTGGTAAGCGGAACGATTTCTGTGAGTGTGCTAGTTTTGGTCATAGATTTTGATCAACTCGCTCTTGCTGAGACTGGGCATCCCTACGGTGTTTAGAGCTGTTTTCCTAAACAGTGTGCTCAACGACTGCATCTTTTGGATCACTGTTGCATCCTTGGCTTTCAAGAAATAATGAGTGTTCACACTCCTATTGTCAAATCCTTCCAGGAACACTTTACCACAAGGGCCGTTGCCCACTCTGCCTATGCACACGTTGGCTGAGGCTATGTCCACAAAATCGAAATCTGCATGAGTCCGTCTACCGTTTATGGGCTCTCGCGGATTCGCCTTCACCTGCCAAATTTGATAGCAGGTGACAATGGTGCCAGGAAAAACATCATCATCTACAGTTTGATCATACATCAGATGCAGACAAGAATCCAACCTGTTTTGCACACTTTCCTTACGAAAGGTTCTGGGCAACACATAATGTATGTTGGTGCTCAAAGTCGCTGCCAAGTTCAAAAACTCCACAGCTAGATTACTGTTCTTTCCGTAAGGAGGGTTACCTATAATTATATCAAATTGCATAAAAACTTTACACCTTGTCGTAGATCAACTCTAGCCACTGATATTTGATCACTCCTTTGTCAAAAAGATCTTTGACCACGCTCCAGGCAACACCAAATTCCTGCTCAATACACTCTTGAACTTCCGGTACTTGGTCCACTTGTTTGATGGCATCCATGAGGCGGTTACAGCCTGTGCCGTCACGTATCAGATCTATATTATCCACAATGGCAGTGATTCGCTCACGTGCCTTGCGAATATCCTCCACCTTTCGATCAGAGGGAGGCTCCTTACTAGGTTTTTTGGGCAGCAGTTTTGTTTTGCCCTTAGGGGCAGCAGCCACCTTGTCTGCTCTGATGTAGTCCACCGTGCCGCGTGCCAGAGCTTGGATCACATCCTTGTGTAGCTTGCTGAGATCAGCAGTGCTGCCTATGACCCTACTAACGCTCTTGCGAGCCAACACCTGTGTTAGGTAGCTGTCCTTGTCCACCTTGACTGAGCCGTGAGCAGTGCCTGAGAATATGTCTATGGTGGCCAACACCTCCATCATGGCTTCTGCCGCACTTTTGCTCTCTGCACGCTTGGCCAGATTGAAAGTGGTCTCCAGGAGCATGGAGTCAAACTTGTCATCACGATTGGGATCAAAGCTGAGGCTGATGATTTTTCCCACCTTGTCCACTGCGCCTGGTGTGAGTGCCCGGCTCATCTTCTGAATGGTGGCACCAGCTTCACCACTGTCATAGGCCAGATACAGCTCAGTGATTTCGGGAATACTGAAGCTGCGCTGGGCCATCAGAGCTGAAATGATCAGCACACTCTGATTCAGTTTCTTTGCAGCCTGAACCTGTTCGCGAACAAGAGCCTCAGCATTGGCATTTTTGACCTTGCGTCCATCAATTTCATTGGTGCCGCCACCCAACACTAGAATTCGCCAGGCTGGCAATGCACTCTGAGCAATCACACCAATTGTGGCCAAGTTGCCGTCTTTGACTCGTGTGCCACCACTCACAAACATCATGGCCACTTTGCTCTTTTCTCGGCCAAACCAGTTTTGAGTTTGTAGGTCCACGTTGGCAGGATCCACACCATGTTTGCCCAGGAAAACTGATTCCAACATACGCACAAAAAAGCCCTTGCTCTTTTGGGGATGTGCCGCAAACTTGCTCCAGCTGGGCAGCAGCCGCATATCTTCATCATCAAATTCACCCGCGGCTGCACTTTGCATCACAGGCTCACTCAGATCCAATTGATATAGGCTGATGCTGGGCACCAATAAGTCACGCCTCTGATCCACTTGAAAGTTCTTAAGCATGAGGTATCCCCAATTCCCTTTGAGCAAGTGTTTTCTGCACCAACAGCTCTGGGTATGTGACGCTGACAATAGTGTCCACATTCCACAGTTTGGTGGCGCGGTCAGCATTTGTGCCTGTCATGATCAACACCTTATCGTGGGACTTGACTGCCTTCTTCAACAGTTCAGCCTGACCATTCCTATGCACACCAAAATCTGCCTCATCCACAATCAGCAGTCGTGGCACACGGCGGCTGAACAGATATTTGATGCGAGCTTCACGCTGGGCACCAGGACACATGCTCAGATATGCCACAGCAGGCTTCTTGTGCAACAAAGCCTCGCTCAGTTGCGTCTTGTAGAGCTTGTCCTGTGTGTCCACGTGGGAGTAGTTTTGCCATTGTGCAAAGCTGGTGAGGTCCTTGCCAAAGCTGGCAAAAACTGTTTTCACATAGCTGGCCACCACCACCAGAGGGGTCTCCATCTCACGGGCCACAGCACCGCTGAACAGTGTCTTGCCAAAGCGGGCACACAGCTCAGCCAGCACTACTCTGTTGCCCCCAGAGTAGCTGGAGATCACTTCCTCAGCCATCTGGTATTGCATGGTGCTGAGGGCAGCAGAGGGCAAGGGTTGCCCAATGCTGCTCAGATGATGGTTGAGTTTGAGGATCAGCTCGTCGCTGGTGATGCTGTGGATTTCGCCCGTGGTGCCCTTGCGACTGCCCACAAACTGACGCAAATAGTCATCCATGCGTGCGCCCTGGTATGCACGACCCACCTTCTGGGCGTAGTCGTTCACATCCCAGGCTGCATCAATCTGCACCACACCTGTATAGATCAGATCCTTGCGAACCCCCACGCTCTCCTTGACTCGTGCCAAGATGCTGTGCCAGGGGTCATCGCCAGCCTTGACCCAACGCTCACCAAACTTACACTCTTGCGCATTGGTGGTTTCATGCCACAGATACATGAACATGCGCCCCTCACTGCTGGGCGCAAACCTGTCCGCCCAATCAGGGCGTGATACCTTTTTATCACTGGGATCCATGTTCAAATCTTTCCCTTATTAGTCAGAGATAGCTATCAATCAAGAGCTGCCTTGATATTAGCATATTGGTTCACCATCTTGTTCCAATCCACTATGCTCATAAATCCCAGTCTCAGTGCTAGCAGCATCATCACAGTGCTGCCCATGGGAACAAACAAATAAAACAGGATACCCACCAGGGTGCTTGCATACACATCCCTGATTACCCTACGAATCATATCCTCAGCACTGGTGCTGTAATGACAGGCCAAATAGGCGCTGACAAGACTGACCGTCCAGGCCAATCCCAGTGTCATCAGCACGCCCAAAGTTGATAGGATAAAACTGATCATTTCTTGTTTCCTACTTAAATTGCAAGTCTGGTGGTGGCGCGCCCAAATATTCTGCCACAGTTTCTTGAAATTCTGCCTGTGTGAAAACACGCATCTGCCCCCACCGTAAGCCTGTTATTTTCCAGAGCAGCAGGTCACTTTCTGTGCTGAACCATACTTGCACACCTGCCTCTACACCAAAAAAATTACGAGGACGGAGTAGAGTAGGGCCTGCATGCATGGTTTCAATCCATGTGAGTAGGCTGTCCAAATCTTTAAAACAAGTAACTCTGCTTATACCCCAATGTTTTTCCAGGTCACTTCTCTCCAAGACAACCCTGGTCCAATCCCCCGAATGTGCTTCAGCCAACTGTGATTGAAATTTCAAGATGGTGGCAAATGGCGCCTGGCGATAGGCCCTGTATTCAAAGAATCTACTACTCCAGATCCGCACAAAACTGGATTCAAGCACTACTCCACCTCCACAATGGCCCATTCATCTTCCAGGAAGGGCTTTACACAGGATCCTTGGCCATATTTCAGTTCGAGTACACTTGTGATCAGATGAGTATAGTAGCCGCTGCCCACATATGCCAAGCTGGGACGCTTGATATAGGCTTTGCCTTTCTTGCTCAGATTGCTCTTGATATACCTATCGCTGCCAGACACTATCTCGTCTGACAGTTTTACCTTTACCTCACGGCTAGGACAAAAGTAGAGGCCAGTGGGCTTGTGTAGGATGCGGTAAACTTTGGTCATTAGGTCAGCTCTAGAGCACCATGCAGATGCACTTCAGTTTCGGGATCTCCCCAGCCCAAGTCACCAATTGCATCGCAGCCTTCCTGATCATAAACTTGCTCAAACTGCTCACGTTCCTCAGCTGACATGCTTTCGGGCCATTCCCAACCGCCGCCTACACCGTCTGTCATGTCCACAAGTTCCCAGTCCAAATCGGATCCCCACACCTCATAACCATCAGGGTTATCCAAATCTATGTCTGGCTTAGAGTCGCTTTCCACAGTCCATGACCCCCAACGATACCATTCAGTGCGCACAACACAACGCCCGCCAGCACACCATATGGTGATATGCTCCACGTTCTTCTTTTCTCTGGTGCTCAGTGTCCAAACGGTCATTACTTTGTTCCTTTTTATAGACAGTGGAGGCTTACGCCTCCACCTTGTTCCAAAAAGCCTTCACCACACTACGGCCACGCTCCTTGCTGAGCCCCAGTTCCTGGATCACAATCTCAATCATACCCGCCTCATTGGTGCCCTTCTTGTTGGTGCGGATTAACTCGCGCACCTGGCTTGCAACAGTGGGCTGGCCCTGATTCTTGTTGGGCTTGATAGTGACAGTTTTGGTGTCCTTGCTCTTGGCAGCCTTCTGGACCACTTCCTTGGCCAGGCGCTTGACATTCTGGGCCTTGGCTGTGTCCTTGGCAGCAGGCTTGATCTTGGCCTTGGTTTCCACCTTCTTGACCTTGGCCTTGATCTCCTGCACATCCCCACCCAGCGTGCTCACAATCTCCTGGAGCGGCTTGACCCAGTTCTTGATGGTCTTGTCCTCCAGGGCTTCCTGCAGGCTCTCGTTGTAGTGCTGCACCAGGCGCTTGCGAACCTGCGCCTTAGCGCCCTGAGCTTCAAGAACATGTTCAACTTCGCCCCTGACAGCCTTGAGCTCAATCTTGCCGTTGAGGAAGCGCGCCTTCACATTGTCAATACGGCTGTAGCAGTTCTTGTAGGTATCATTCAGCTTACCAGCCGCAGTCATTTCCAGCTCTTCAAAAATGCCCGTGTCCTTGGCTGCCACAGTAACTTCCTGATCACGCACCTTTTCCAGTGCATTGCGGATACGCAGAACGCTCTGCGGAGCCAGCTCAGCCCCCCGGTTCATGCAATAGGCAATCTTACCCAGGGTGGAAAGCTGGACACCGTCCAGGTCGCCCACATAAGCCACCAGTGCTTCAGCCTTGCGACTGACCAGGAACTTCTCCAACTCAGCTTTGAGCTCAGTCTCGTCAACATTATAGTGGACATAGTTGAGCGCCTTCACATACTCAATACCAAAATCGGATGCTTGGTGGTTGAGCGCTGCAAAATTGGGCTCATTACCCACTAGTTCACGAACCTTCTTGTCAGTATTGGTAAGCTTCATCATAGGGCTTGCTCCTTGCTCTCTATGTGGCCAATATAGCACCATTCGTGGGCTACGTCAACCATTTTCTTTGGTGCGATGCGATATTTTTAGGTGGCATTATTGCAACACTGTGGCATTTATGCTACAAACTCACGCCAGCCCTGAATAGGGCTCCAGCTGAGGATCAATTGCTGATCTGCATAAATTGCACATTCAAAACCAGTGGCTACAGCAGCAGCACGGGCTTGATCTAGGCTTGGACCCATATACTTGGCGTAACCAAAATTCACCAGATGGCAACGGTATTGCATTGGGATCTCCTTGCTTCTGGGCGCACTATAACAAATCATCAGCCCACTGTCAACACTTTTTTTGTGTTGTATTTTTACAACACCCCCAAATACTTACAGTTTTGCCACTGAGAAAACTCTTGACAATGGGCACTCTGAGCCCCTTCCTCTAGCAGGTAAATAGTTGCATATAGGAGATTTGACGATATGCCTCCATTGACGTTTTGGAAAGGCCCCGGTGTAAAGGGCAAGGATTACCAGTTTTTTGACCGTAAAGCCAGTGAGTATATTCGCATAGGCGGCACTGAATTGTACATACACAAATATCTGGGCCCTGTGGAAACTTATGGTAGCACCCCAGACCTTGAGGACAACTTGCTTCAGATAAGTGACGTTGTGGACATGGAAATCCGCAACCGCAAATATGATGACGATGTTTACAGCCTCAAGGGGCATTATATGGTCACAGACAGTGAGTTTGATCTAAAGCAATTTGGATTGTTTCTCACAAGCGACACTGTGTTTATGATGTTCCACATGAATGACATGGCCACTCAGCTGGGTCGCAGGCTCATGAGCGGCGATGTGATTGAGGTGCTACATATGCGGGATGATCTTGCCCTGGACGGCAAGGTGATGAACAAGTGGTATGTGGTGGAAGAAGGCACACGTCCTGCAGAGGGATTTAGCCCTACCTGGTGGCCTCATCTGTGGCGTGTAAAATGTTCACCTCTCACCAACAGCCAAGAGTTTCAGGACATACTCAACAAAGAGCTGGAGGACCGTGGTGACGGCGTGCCTGCACAAACTGATGCAAATGGCAAACCCATCACAGTGGGTGATGCCAGCAGCACTTATGACAAAGAAATTGAAATCAATGATCAGGTGTTGGCAGAAGCCACAGACAATGTTCCCTATCGCAATTACCAGAGCGCACATTTTTATGTGATGCAGAATGACATCAATGTGAAGCCTGATGTATTCAACAGCGATGGTATTCCTCCCAACGATAGCAAACCTGTGCCCAGTGGCACCAGTTTTCCAGCCATCTATCAGGATGGAGACTATTTCCTACGCTTGGATTACCTGCCACCTGTTTTGTTTGTGCGACAGAGCAATCGTTGGAAGAAGCTGGAAACCAACTACAGAAGTGAATGGCTGCCTGCAGGCAGGGTGCTGGCCAGCTTCATCAACAACAAGGCCACCACCAAACTACAGGATGGCAGCACTATTGATACTCGTCAGAATTTGCGTGTTGCGGTGAAACCTAAAATCGATCCTGACATCTTTTAAGGGTAGACTAGCATATGGAATTTTTTTATGGAGCACAGTTGCGTGCTTACAGAGTGCAAGTTATAAGGGCATTCAGCAACTTTCAAGTCAAATTTGGTAACAATGCTGATGGCTCTGTGCGGTTGCACCGGGTTCCTTGCCGCTGGGGAGAAACCAGTAGGCTGGCTGAAACAATAATCAATGCTGGCAGTGAAAACAAGATGCCCAGCGCACCCTTTATAAGCGTTTACACAACCAGCATGAGTTTGGCTCCTGAGCGTCGTCAAAGCCCCAGTTTGGTGAGCACCCTAGCAGTAAATGAACGTGAGTATGAAGGCAAATATCTGAACACGCCTGGCAACAGATACAGTGTGAAAAGATATATGCCAGTTCCGTTCAACATGACTGTAAACGTGGACTTTTGGACCAGCAACCTGAGCCAAAAGGAAGAGTTGTTTGAGCAAGTACAAGTGTTGTTCAATGGCATGATGGATATTCAAACCAGCATGAACCCCTTGGACTGGACTTTGTTCAGCACCATTGAGCCCACCAATATAACCTGGAGCAGCAGAACAATTCCAGTGGGCACAGAAAACCCCATTGATGTGATGACTGTGGAATACAAGATACCCATCTGGGTCAATCCTCCTGCACTGGTTGAATATCAGAAGCTAATTGAGCAAGTGGTCACTAACATCAATGTTGGTGAATATGATCCCAAAAGCATGGAATGGACACAGGGAGAGCTCCTCACACGCATTGTAACCACACCTGAAAACGCTCGCATTGGTTTGACTTTGGTGAACGATGGAGTTTATGAAATCAGCCTGCAAAACTATGGAGGCACCATTGTGGACGAACAAGGGTTGCCCACACAAATTGTGGGCCGCAGCAGTCCCATCATGCAACCTGGCATGAGCTTCCTGGTCAATGATGTGAGCATAACCATTCCCAACAACAGTGTGGATGACCTGATCAGTGTTATGCGCAATAGCTTTCAGGGCAAGAACTTGAATGTGAGACTGACTCTCAGCAACAAACTGGAACTGATCAACTTGAACGGCGGGGACATAACGCTGAGAAACATCACAGGCACTCCTGTGGAAAGTTTGGGTTTTGTTCCCACCACCTACAATGGCGGCACACTAGCCTGGTGGAGACTGTTTGAGCTGTATGGTAGTTTGAGTGGCTATAAACCTGCCAGTGCTTGTGACCCTGACAGCCTACCCGAAGGTAGTGAACTGCGACTACTCAATGGAACGGATTTGGATGACCGTGCATCTGACATAGTGGGATTCATCAGTATGCATCCCACAAACCAAAATTTGATTGTTTGGAGTGTGCAGGCTGGCACCTGGCCTCTGGCCACCATGAATCCGCTCACTGCTGTGATCAATCCACAAACTACCTATCCTGGAAATGGCTTGACTCCTCCCCGAGCTGCTGATCGCTATTTGTTAGTGGATGAGCTGGCCCCTGTGAGTGCAGCCTGGGGTGGTGTGGATGCAACAGTGAACGACATCATCGAATATGATGGCACTCAGTGGAATCGTGTGTTTGAGGCAGCTGGGAATACAACACCCCAGTTTGTGAAAAATAATTATAGTCAAAAATGGCTCAAATACCAAGAGCAGATTTGGGATGCATTCCCACCCACCAGCTACTTTCCTGGAACTTGGCGCCTTAGACTCTAAATCCTCAGTTCTCTCCAATCCCTTAAATATGCCTATGACAACAGTGGCACATATAGATCCCTCACGAGTTGCACAGGCGTTGGACCAACCCACTCAAACAGTGGTAAATTTGTTGAAACGCTATCATATCCCTCACAGGATAGTGGGCGGTGCAGTGAGAGATCTTTTACTAGGCAAAGAACCCAGAGACATTGATCTTGTGGTGGATGCTGATCCCAGCACACTGATTTATATTTTTGGTGCTCATGACATTCCGCAGGATTTGAGCGGAATTGTGCATGGCACCGTCAAGGCTGTGTTTGGCAGTGGCAAAGCAGAACAAAAAGTTGATGTGAGTAGTCTGGGCTATCGCATCCATCGTCACGGTAACAGACTGGAAACCGATCGCACTCACAATTGGGCCACTGACAGCAAGCTGAGAGATCTTACCATCAACAGCATGAGCATGGACATGGATGGCACAGTGTATGATTACACTGGTGGATATGATGACTTGCAAAACAGCCGCATCCGCATAGGCCAGAAAGCTCGCAGTGCCATGGTGCTGGACCCCACTGGAATTATGCGCTATTTTAAGGGCGTGAGTATGTTTCCTGACGTGCAGGTAAGGCAAAAAGATCTGGACTTCATTCAGCAAAACGTGCCCCTGTTGGCTGATGTTGCTGACGACAAAAAAACTGCCATGAACATGGTAAGCATTCTCAAAAGCCCCAATAGAGAAAAGACACTTAAATTGATGTGCAAAATGAAGGTACAAGAGTATTTGCCTTATGCACCCTGTTTAGCATAACGAGGACCCAACCATGACCACAGGAACAACCGGACCCACCGGATACACAGGCCCCACAGGCAATACTGGTGAACCAGGATTTGTTTACAGAACAGGACCCACAGGCAGCACTGGTGCCCGCGGTGAGGCTGGTGTAAGTGACGTTCCTGGAGCCACAGGCCCACTGGGACAAACTGGTGCCACAGGAGCCACTGGCCTGAAGGGTAATACTGGAGCAACAGGACCAAGTGGTGAAATGGGTGCAACTGGTGCCGCTGGCGCCCCAGGGTCAGCAGCCAACACCGGTGCAACAGGTCCTCAAGGTGTTCCTGGTTTGGCCACACTCACAGGGGCAACTGGAGCAACAGGTGTAAAAGGGGACGCTGGCATCACAGGTCCTGCTGGGGAAACTGGCGCTCAGGGTGAACAGGGTCCTATGGGTGAAACTGGCGCTGATGGGGCTGCTAGCACAGTGCCTGGACCCACAGGCGCAACTGGAAGCAGAGGATCCACAGGCAGCACTGGTGCTGCTGGTGTTGCTGGATCCACTGGTGCAGCAGGAGCCGCTGGTGTAGCTGGCACCCGAGGCAGCACAGGTGCCACAGGTGTACCAGGAACTGCTGCCCTTACAGGAGCCACTGGTCCCCGAGGAGTGCCTGGCACAGCCACCCTTACAGGAGCCACCGGAGCCACTGGTGCCCGTGGTGTAGCAGGAATCACCGGTGCTCCTGGACTTGCAACAAACACTGGTGCCACAGGTGCCACGGGTGTGGCAGGACTTGCCACAAACACTGGTGCCACAGGCGCCACGGGTATGCCAGGACTTGCAACAAACACTGGTGCCTCAGGTGCTACCGGTGCCACAGGAGTTCAAGGCCCTGCAGGTGTTTCAGGCCCCACTGGCCCAGGTGGTGAAGCCAGCAACACAGGTGCAACAGGTTCCACAGGTGAAACTGGTGCTACCGGAGCTAGTGCAATGGTTCTGGGTGACAGTGTATTGTGTTTGCCGGAACAGGATACTCCTGTGTTTGTTGCCACCAGTTCCAGCATAGTAAGTGTGAGAGTTATGGCTTACTCACAGGGTTATGAAACCAGTGTCACAGATGTTGAGGACGCTCAGGCATGCGAAATTATTGCTGTTCGCAATTTTAGATTAAACACTGTGGATTTTACTGTTTATGGTGTTGTATTCAGCAGTGTGGAAGCACTCAGTTCTTTCAATGCCAATTGGCACAACAACAGAATTACTATTACGGCCAAACCCACCAGTTTGGAAAATTCAGTGCGAATCAAATGCGTTGGTTTTGAAATCACTGCAATCTAAAAGGATCAAATGACATGACATTCCAACAATTTCAAACTCAAAACGGTATGAAACTTCTGGACAGTAACGACATCAGCCTGACCCAGGATAAACTGGGCTGGATGAGCATTTATGGACCAGTATATAACACTGGAGATAATATCAATTTTAGCGGTGTAGCTGCTGATTATGTGGGCCACAGTTATAGTGTGGGTGTTGACCATAACTTGAACTGGGCTGTGGTGGTCAAGTATAACAAGATTGGTGACGTGATATGGAAAAAGGCGTTCACCAATGTATCCTATTCCAACTTGTCAGCCCAAACAGTTCTGCTTGCCCCCAATGGCTCACTTCATGTGTTGGGAACCCTTTACACAGGCACAAACACTGCTGTTTACATTTTGTTACTTGACAGTGTCACAGGCTTGTATTTGGGATCCCGAATCGTCAGCAGTGATACATCTGATTTGACTGTGTTTGATGCTGCATGGTGGAACAACGATGTGGCATTTGTTGGTGGTAGCATACCCGAATATGAAGATTTTCCTGTTGTGTCACAGGCTGGCAGCGAACCAGGCATACTATATGTGGAAGCTAGTGTGTTTGCTCCCCAAACTCCCACCACACAGTGGGTGGTGAGTGGAACAGGCATCACAGGCACAGTCACAATCTTGAATGTGGACACAAGTGTAGCTCCACTTATCAAACTTACTGTTAATAACTTGGTGGATTTTGGCGGTGCTGGATCTTGGACTGTCAAGCGTCCTCTCAACAGTCAAGGTTATATCTACACAACTGATTGGCAACAATATTTCAGTGGGGGTCAAACAGATGCCTATGATGCTCTTACTTGCATCCGAGTAAACACTGATAATCATTTGGTGGTTGCAGGACAAAGTGTGGGTGGAGTGAACTCTGGCCCCTTGATGGGCATACAAGCAGCAGTAGTCAGCAAGTTTGACACAGAGGGCAGCTTGGTGTGGAGCTATGCTATCAATGATGCGGCTCAGCCAGGTATTATCACCAGCCTTGATGTGGACAGCCAAAACAACATAGTCTTGGGACATTTTGCAGAGAGTAGTAACACAGTTTGTGTGACTCTCATGGACAGCAACGGCACGATTATATGGCAAAAGGCCACCAGTGGTGCTTCCGCTGCCTTTGTTCCCAGTGTGATCTTTGACGAAACCCACATTTACTTTGTTGCAATAACAACCACCAATGAAGAGTATCAGGATGCCTTCATGGTAATCAAGTTGGATATGCTGGGTAATATAGAGTGGCAAAGACTGCTGAGCACTCTCAGCAACGAATTGTTGGACATGAGTGGCAGCAGAAGATTGGCATCCAGTGCTTTGAATATACATTTTGTGGGTTCAACTCTTTATGCAGCAAATTTTGCTGAAACTGCTGTAAGCCTGAGCGTACCCAAAACAGGTGCGGATACCGGAGGCTGGGGATGGTGGTACTATTATGAAACAATCTATGCCTTTGACAGTTTTGAGGGACTGCGTGAGACTTATATTCCAGTAATCACCAACAGTGCGTTTGCTGACAATGCCAACATTGGCATGATCCCCAACACAAGCGACACAGAAGTTCACACAAAGTGGATCTACGACGACGCTGGAGGTGCGGTTGCATTTGCCGACGGTAGTAGGCAGATGACCAGTGCCACGGATATTCCTCAAACTCTACTTTTTGGTGGAAGTTATCGAATCATTCTAAGGGACAGGCACAAGCATCTTTACATTACTGAACCAGTGAGCACCTATATTATTGTGCCGCGCAATGTGGAAATTCCTTTTCCCAGGGGCAGTGTTGTATTGGTGGTAAACAACAGTGGACAATCAGTGACAATACAAACCAGCCATCCTGAAATTGATCTGATAAGCCCAGACTTGGGGATAAACCCTCAATACATGTTGGCAAACAGAGGTTATTTGCAACTGCTGAAAACTGAAGAAAATGTTTGGTTTGCCACAGGATGGGGCCTGTCCACCAGTTGAATAAACTGGCTTGTTCTATGCATAATTTGTATTATGCATAGAATATCCCTTCGTGGTGGAGTGGTGGATAGTCAATTCCATTTCACACCTCAATTCATATCCTGGGCACAAGCTCTATTTGTTTTGGGATGGTGTGGACAGAATGTTTAAGGCCCCACTCTACAGGCATGTGATGGGCCCTGAGTTCGAGGCATGGGCCAAAAACAGCTTACAGGCCAAATGGGAAATTACTCTGGGAGCAGAAAGCTACATAGAGTTTGAATCCGAAGAAGATTGTGCTGCCTATAACCTTGCTTGGTATGAACAGGTGGCGAACCATACGGTGGGTTATAAAGTACGTGCCACTGTTGATGCGTCCGTTTTTTATTGTCCTTATGTCCCTTTGACTACAACTGGTGTGATAATTGATACCACCACAATGACAGAAATTACACAAGGCCCAAATAGTATCTAAACAAGAAAAAGCCCGGAATAAAAATTCCGGGCTTCGTCTTTTAAGGCATGGAGGATATCAATGGGTATATAACCCATTGATATCATTGGATCCTACAAAAATTTCAGGTTGGTTGTGTTAATTGCTATACCAGCCAGATAGTCGGCAGCATTACCCAGTGAGCTGCTAGTGTTGCTCAATTCCAGGTAGCCGTAACGTGTCATGAAGCTCACCACTGGCTCGAAGGTGTTTGGATCAATGATCACACCAGAGCTTGTCAGTGGCACATATGGGCAGTAGTAGGCAGCGGCGTCAATTTCGCCTGGGCCCTTGTAGCCAACCAGCACGGGGGTGTCGTCAGCAGCATACTGGTCAACATAAACGCGTACGCTGTTGTTGAGCACGCCAACGAACTTGGTGTTGGTAGGGGCTTCAAAAGTGCCTTCAGTTGTGCGAGCAAAAGCTGAAGTTGTGGCACTCTGTAGGATGGTGAGAGCAGTTGGGCTCACAACAACCCAGTTACCAGCACCACGACGTGTGCGGGCAGCGATCAGGTTTGCACCACGGTTTACCAGCACTGCAAGAGCAGCGTGTTCGTCACCAACGAAGGTGGCTGTGCCGCTTACTGCGCCCTGGTCATAGGTGAGTGTGATACCAGCCAGTGTGCGCAGGCTGTTCAGGATTTCCTGGTCGATTTCAGCAGTGATTTCCTGAGCCAGTGCGGCCATGATTTCTGCTTCAATGTCAATGCCCTGCTGAGCCTGAGCGTCCTGGGCAGCTTCGAAAGTCCAGCGAGCGCTCAGCTTGCGGGTCTTGGCTTCCACAGTTTCCTTCAGGATCTGGATGTTCAGGCGCTTGCCTGCTGTGCCTTCCAGCACGGTTGTGTCTGCACCACGTGGGTTAGCAACACTCTGATTGCCGCTGTAAAAGCGAGCAATGTCGAATGGGCTGAGTGCTTCGCTACCAGCAATTGCACCACCGGGAACGGCGGGGCTTGGCACTGTATCAGCATAACGCACACGGAGTGTGTGGATCTGACCCACTGGGCCAGTCATGGGCTGCACGCCGATGATTTCGTTAGCGATAACAGTTGGCATTACACGACGGATAACTGGCAGGATCACCTTGTTGAGGGTGGCCACGTTACCGGCGCTGGTGCTGCCTGGTGTTGCATGTTCGAACAGCACGCCAGCCTTGCTGCTGAGGTCGCGCTTGGTGTTCTCTAGAACCACATCCATCACCTTCTTGCGGTTGCCGGTTAGGCCTTCGCAAAGAGCTTGCTTGGTTAGGTTCCAATTGGCTTCGAAAAGATTGCCTTTCATTGGGGTATTCTCCTTTATTGTGATCTAGCAGCAACGCCTGCTAGATACAAAATGTTTTGAAGATCAGATGATTCTTCATTTGTTGATGGTGTTTGTTGTGTTTCCACGAGACTCACTCTGTCACCAGAATGTGCCACTGTGCGTGGTTGAGCTGGTGCTGCTGCCCTACGGGGAGCATTTCCATTCATCACAGTGGGCAGGTAGCGAGTGAAGGCTTCCTTGAGACTAGCGGTACGGATATCGCTGAGTAGGTTTTCCATCACTGCACGCTTGTCGCCGCGAAGTGGGTTCAAGAGTTCGTTCATCACTTCAACTCTCTTGGCACGATCACTTGCAACTTGCACAGCCCGCTTTTCACTCTCCAGAAGTGTTTGCTTCTGTTGAATTTGAGCTTGAGCTTCAGTTAGCTGACGAGCTGACTCTTGAAGTTGCTTTTGCAACTTCTTTACTTCGCTGCCTTCGCTGAGATAGCTGCCCATGTATTCGGCAGCAACCGCTTCAAAGATCTTGCGACCGAAGTTGTTCTCACGAGCGGTTTTGATATCATCTCTCCACTGCACGAGCTCCTTGCGGATAACTTCGTTTAGAGTCTTGTCAACAACTGTGGTAGCTCTAGACACAAATGCTTCACGAGTCTCGTGTAGCTTTGTCTGGGCTTCTTTGGCCAACTTCACACGCTGTTCAACCAGTGCCTTCTTGTCAGCGGTGAACTCTGTGAGTTCCTCGCTGAGCTGACGAAGCACAAATTCTTCCAGCTTGTTTACGCGGGCTTGAACGTCGGCCTGTGCTTGAGCACGGCTTTCGTTCAGCTCTTGGGCCATGGCATTGCGCTGCTCAGCCAGTTGCTTTCTGTCGGTGCGGAATTCTGATAGTTCGCCAGCAATTTGCTTGAGCATGAAGCTCTCCAGCATCTTTACCTTGCGAGCAGCTTCCTTTTCACCAGCAGACTTGGCTTCGGCCAGGGCCTTAGCAAGCTTTACCTTTTGTGCAGCAACTGAACGCTTGTCTTGCTGGAACTCATTGAGCTCCTTGCTTATGACATCATTCAGCATCTGATCCATGGTTTCCACAAGAACTGATCTCTCATGCTCAAAACGAGCAGCATAGCTTTCTTGCAGCTTGGATTCTGCTTCTTGGAGCTTTACGGAGAATGCTTCCTGAAGGGCAGTGCGGGCTTCATCGCCCAGCACAGCATTCTCCAGGAGCTCTTGTAGTTGTTTTTCCATAGGAATGGGATCTCCTTGTTTAAATCTTCAACTCATCAACCCACTTGAGTAGTGTTGTTTTGAGATACTGTTGTGCTTTCGCATCGTGTCTCACACTCTCAGCCAGGTCCATGATGTTTTTTCCAAACTTACCGTGTTGCAGTGCCTCATACACAGGTATGGGGTAGGCACTTGGCGCACTGGGTTTGGCGACAATATCAACAGTGAGCATTTCAAAATCGGAAACACTACCGTTGTAGTCCACATTGCCTGAACCTCTGGAGCTGACCCCTAGCTTTACTCCACTTTCCAGCAATGTTCTTGCGATTTGACCGCAAGGTGTTGGCAACAGCTTGAGCTTACCCATGCCGTTGGGTCCATCCATCCACATCTTTGTGATGCTGTGGCTTACTCTGTCCAGGTGGATCTGTAGTTCTTGGGGATGATCCAACTCTCCTGGCACACCATTATCTTGTCTGATGGCTTCATTGACCACTTCCACAGCACGGCGGATCTGATCAATTGGATATACTCTACCATTGTGATTCTTGATACCGCCCTGAATGAAGATACCTTCCATGAACATGTTCTTGCCCTGGCCCTCACCTTCTCCCTCATTGAGGAGTTTGAGTCCAGCAGCATCAAAATTCAGGTGTTCTTGTAGTAACAATGCCATTTGATTTCCTTAGCAATCTCTAGCCAGATATTTAAGTTGTTGATTTAAAATCGGTTGATTTTTGCTCAAAAACTGCCAGATCTTGCATAAAAAGATACCGCGGAAGTTTTATTCCGCGGTATCTGGTTTACTTCGCTGTTTTAGCGATTCTTACCGCTGATGGGGCTCTTTGTGCCAATGGCTCCATAGCCTTCGCTACGGTCCTTGTTGAGTAGGGCCTTGGCATCGCCTTCCTTGCTCACAGCGCTCATGCCGTCAGTGGCCTTCTTGCGACGGTTTGCAGTGCCTGTCATTTCAGTGCTGCTGGGGGCAGACTGTCTGTCATAACCGCTGGCCTTGGGGCCCTTGCCTGTGACAACTGGCTTTGCGCCGTTCATGCCTTCTCTCTGAGAAGGAGGAACTGCACTCTTGGTGCTGACTTCTGCACGAGCAAACTTGCCGCTGCCCACTTCACCGCTCTTGGGAGCTGCAACAGTGTCCAGGTCCATGCTTTCGTCCAGATCGTCATAGTCTTCGTCCAGATCGTCAGTGCCATCTTCCCAGGCTTCTTCAACTGCGCCCTCGTCATGATCAGCATGTTCAGCTTCACCAGATTCTTCACCCTGCATAGCTTCGAATTCCTTCTTGAGTTCATCGATAGCAGCTTCCAGGTCATGAAGTTGATCTTGGATATCTTCATGCTCTTCATGTTCGTCATGCTCGTGTTCGCCGCCCATGTGGTCGTCGTCGCCCATTTCCATGTCGTCTTCCACTTCAACTTCGTCAGCATCAGCATCTTCCGCAGCGTCTTCCATGTCGTCGCCCAGGTCTTCCACGGCGTCTGCAACGTCCATGTCGTCCTCTGCATCAGCATCAACAGCTTCGTCGTAATATTCTTCGGCTTCAACTTCGTCAATGTCGCTCTTGAGCTTGTCGCCCATGTCGCCACCGAGAACCATTTCGTCCTCGTCGTCGCTGATCATTTCTTCGTGAATTGCGCGGGCCTTCTCAATGAAGATTTGGTGCAACAGGTCACGTGCCTTGTCTTCTTGTTCATTGATGAGGTATTCCATTACCTTCATCAGCTTGGTGTTTGCCATGAGTTGTCTCCTTGGTAAAATAGTCAGACTCAATCGTTATTTAGTCTGATATATCAAACCAGCGAATATACTATGAAAAAAGGCAGATTTTGGTCAAATTCCAGGCATGCCGCCGCCTTCTTCCCCAGGGGCACCATACAAAAGCTCTAGCACGTCTCTGCGAACCAAATTTTCCAGCTGACGGGCTGCACGCATCTTCTTTAGCTTGTTCAGATGCTGCAACGTGATCTTGGGTTTGCGAGTATCTCTCAGCTGTTGCTGAGTATATTGATCGTTCTCGGGAGAGTAATATTGTGCGTCTAGATCGTCAGCTTTCATGGTAAACTTATTTAGGTGGGCGAGAGTAAAGTTACTATCTCAGGCAATACTGCACTACGATAGATGTATCCGTTTCTGTTACCCATTACAAAAATGCCGTTACCGTAGCAACCAGCAGAACCTGTGCCGTTGGTGCCTGGCCAGCTGGGTGTGTACATTCTGTCAAAGGATATGCCATCTACACTTCCCTGGATACCAAAACCCGCAGTGCACCACATGCCATTACCATAAACAACTATCTGCTCGTTGGTCGAATCAGGGGTGTTCAGGATACACGAAGCCCAGTTTATTCCTTCAAGGCTTGTGATAAGATTGCAGGTGTAGGGGATTGTTGCTCCTACACCGTTAGTTCCTATTATCCATCTGCCATTGCCATATTCTGTTGTGTAATGTGCGGCCAGTGGCTGACTGCTGGTGCGAACTGTCCAGTTCACACCATCAGCACTGGTTGCAATATGATTGGTTGGCGTGTTGACAACTCCACCCACTGCCAAAAATTTACCCCCGCCATAGCCCACTCCATAAATGGGAACATTGGAGTAGGTGCCATTATCCAGTGCAGGGCTTACAGTGGTCCAATTGTCACCGTCCGCACTGTAGAGTGTTACTCCAGCTCCCCCAGAATTGGCAACACTGCCCACGGCCACATAACCTTTGCCAGGAGCATAAGCAATTCTGTAAAGATTTTGTGTATTGCCAGGGTTATGCACCAATGTCCAGTTACTACCGTCATAGCTTACAGCAATCTGCCCATTGGCACCACAGGCTAGAAATCTGTCTTTGGCAAATGTTACACCAAAAATTCCTCCTGTGAAAGGATTATTGGCAGTGGGACTCCAGGTAGTAACCATGGGTGTTACCTTCACCAAGTCCTGCAAACTAGTGGAGCGTAAAACACCCGCTGCTCCGTTTATACCCACAGCAACAAACTTGCCTGCACCATAAGCCAGGCCAAATACTGCTGTAAAGGGTCCACCCAACGACACTGGATTTGAGCTTAGGACCCATTGACGACACAACCATTGCTGCAAACTTATACCACTACGATCCTGTGGAGCATCCTTGGTGGCTTGAAAAATTTCCCCGTCTTCCAAATACAATTTTTTGCTGGGGCTCAACATCATCACACCACCAGGAGTGATTGTACTTGCATCACGATTTAAAACATCTGCTGCGCCGCCAATTACTCTGTTATCAAGAAGCCGTGGCATTTGCAATCTCCAGTAAACTCACAACAACATCACAGCTGGCAGCAACACTGGTTTGGATCCACAGCTGATCGTTTGCACTAAACGCAAGATTGCCACTCAAAGGGTCAAAGCTGTTTGCTGAAATCAAAGGATAGTTTTGAACTAGTGTTCTGGCACTTGCAGCATTGAATGCAGTAGTGCTTGTGCTGTTCTGCACATAGGCACTTACTTGCACAGTGCTGGCAGTAAGATTACTCACTTGAACTGTGAGTATTACAGTGCTTACTTCACTGGGTAAAACTCCCAGGGCCAGCGTTTGGCTCTCTTGGCCTGCTACAAGCGTGTTTACGCCATAGATAAAAGTCTGACCTGTTCCGGACAGTCTTACTTTGATGTTTCTGAATTTAAAAATTGGAGCGGTCATTGTTTATCCTCGTCTTGTAAGTGCTAGTATGAAGGGAGCCATGAATCCAAATATGCTTTGGTAAAAGGCTCTACCATCAATTGCTCCACGTTGTTGATCAATACGGAAGCTGGGTATGGGGGATGCTTGGACACCAGTGGTGAGATCCCATGCGCCGGGTGTTACCACACCCACATAAAAGTCTCCGCTTTCATCTGTGCTGGTGTGGTAGACACGGCCACTGGTATAAACTGCTTGACCCAAAGTGTTCACTGCGGCACCTCCGCTAAAATTGGTGGCCTGTTGGCTGTAAGCAATTGTGTATTTGTTGGGATCTGCTCTGCCATTTCCGCCCTGGCTGGGGCTCAGCTTGGTGTAGTCCAATCCTGCTCCAGCATAGCTGAGAGTGTAACCACTGGCCTCAATCAAACTGCTGAACCTGATGCGTGCTTGAACAGTCAACGTACCCGCGGGAGGATTTGTTAGGGTGATCAAACTGTTGTTGTTGGGGCCGTCGCTTATATTGAAGTCCACACCATAGATTTGTTGGATGTTGTTCACTTCTAACACCAGGTCACCGTATTGATCGGGATACACCTTTGTGTTAGAGGTGGTGAGGAACTGTGTGACAGTGCCGTCACTGTTCCAGGTCTGATTTACTGCCTGAGGATTATCCAGCCAGCGATAGCCTTCAGCCCAGAGACTGTAGTTTCCAAAACTGCAATTGCTGTTGAGCAATGTGGCATGTCCGCCATCCACACACAAAATTCCAAACTGACAGAAGTTGATAAAGAAGCTCACCAACTGCATGTAGCCTTTGCCCACCACCTTACAACCAATGCCGCCCAGATTGATCTGAGTAAATGCATCCACAACAATGCTGTTGATTCTGTTGGGGTCCTGGGGATCGTTGGTGAGCACACTGGGATCTACCAGCACACCACCACCGCCTGGATTTACACCACTGTCTGTGCCAGGATCACCACTGATACTGGAACAGTTTTGGATATAGGGGCTTACCAAAATTCTGCCGCCAGGTGTAAAGCTGAAAGCCCATCCTGTTTGGGTAGTATTGCGTGGCAGGCCCAGGCCACTGGCATTGGCCCATTGATTCACATTTCCTGGGTTGTAGGGGGTGATGTCCAATGCGCTGGGATACAACTGATGTCCACGCACAGTCAAGCCATACACATAACAACCACTGCTCAGCAAAAAAACATTGCTGGTGCTGTTGGCGGGTCGCACTGTGACACTGCGCAGGTTGTCTCCTATGATGCTCACACCAGGAGGCACGGTGATGGGGCAAGCCTCTTCATATTCTCCACTGGCTACAAGAATCGTCACATGACTTTCTTCAAACTCTCCCAGTGTGATGGAGGTGAGTGCAGCAGCACATGCACTCTTGATGGTTCTTTTGGCAGTAAACCAGCTGCGGCCGCTGTTGTTATCGTCGCCTTTTTTACTCACATAAAATCTATTGGGCACAACCCCTTCGGCAATAGTTTGCAAGCTGGTGGCATTGAGCAGAACCCATTGCAGAACTCCGCCCTGATCCTGCCACACCTTCATCTCTTTGAGAGTAGTATCAAACCACAATTGACCCACTATGGGATTGAGCGGTGGAGTCTGATTGGCAAAATGCTCCATGAGATGCACCATGTTTTCATTGAATGCAGTTCCATAGTTTGCAAAGTTCTTGCCAAACAAAATCAAGCTGGTGGCAGTGGCATTGTAGCTGCCAGGTGGCACAGTGGCTATGAGAGTGGTATCAGTTTTGCGAATATTGAGGGTCATGTGCTATTTAAACGCTTTTATGTGGTGTGTTTATTATGCTGGCGGAGCCGTAGGCGGTGGTGCAGCACTGGGAGCAGCTTCAGGAGGCGGTGCAGCTTCAGGCGGAGCGCCCTCTGGTGCAAAGCCACCCATACCTGGCAAGCCTTCAGGCTCCATTTCAGGTTTGACTCCAATTCCTGACAAGCCCACCTGATCAGATTCGATGGGGCTGGTGCCAGTCTTTTCCTTGACCTTCTTGGCATTCTCTTCTTTCCACATACGCTCGTTGTCCAGAATATCTGCCTGTGTCCAACCCAGATAACGCTCTAGTGCATAACGCTTGCTCATGTATTTGACTGCATCAGTGTTCATGATGCTGCTGAACACATTGATGCGCTCCTGATCCAGTGCCATGCTGCGGTATTCGCTGAAGCTCTGTGGTGGATTGAATGCCAGTTCAAACTGATTGGCAGGAATTTCAATACCCTTGTGCTTGAGGAACAACTTGAATTCACGATCCAGTGTGGGCACAACAATGTTCTGCAAACGCTGACAATACTTGTTGAAACGATATTCCTGAATGAAGGCAGTGCCCACTTTGCCGTCGTTGTAGACTGCTGTGCCATCATCTGGCCCAGTGGGCAAATAGCTGCTGGGAATCCCCAAGCCACGCATGAGCTTGTTGTTGAAATACTTGAGGTCGTCAATGGTGCCCAAGTTCTCTCCAGCTGCCAAACTTTCAATACGTGTGCCACGTTGTTCAGTGTTGGTGGCTAGGAAAAAGTCTTCTGTGATGCTGATAGGGTTATATGATGTATCCAAGATGCTGCTGCCGCCACCAGTTCTGTTGGGCAGACGGCGCTGATAGATTTCGTTCTTGACTCTTTCCACATAGGCCATGGCTCGCTGACCTTGCAGCTGACCCACGTCAATATAAAATACACGGCGTTCTGGTGCTCGTACGATTCGATAGATCAGAATACAATCTTCCAGCAAGTCTTTCTGCTTGTATGTCTTATACACAGCTTCCAAAATGCTGATACCAAAGGGCCAGTATTGGTCCATGCCTTCACTGAGACTCAGGTGAACCACATGCGCACCTTCCACTGTGGTGCTGTTGGCTGGATTGTAAAAACGGCTGGTACGTCCACCTGGAGTAGTGGGCTGTCCATAGTTGATATTGCCTGCACCTGCTGCTGGATTGCTGCGGCGAGGATAACCACCAGGAAAGCTGTATTGGTCATGCACAAGGGCGTTGGTGGCAGTCATGCTCTGCATGTTGAAATCCAGGTCTCGGATAACATACTGTTCAATGGCCTTGCCTTCAGCTTCGTTGACAATGATCTTTTCCACCTTGCTGGCTTCCACATACAACAATTCGTAAGTTTCAGGATCACGAACAAAAAACTGATCTCCATACTTGATGCAGTTGCGGAACATGCGGAAAATACGCTGCTTGAACTTGTTGATGCGGCACCACTGTTCCATGCTGCTCTTGAGCAGAGTGAGTTCAGTTTCTGTGAGCTTGTCGTTTTTGTAGATTATCTTGAATGGAACAATATCATCATCGTCCATGTTCTGTGTGCAGAACTCAGCAATGGTGTCCAGTGCTCGGTTGATTTCGCTGTCCAGATCACACTGATCGTATTGCACATATCGTTCAATACGGTTGGGTGCTCCTGAATAAACTTCAGGAAGATAACTGCTGAATTTTTGACTAGTGCCAGCTTTGCCGTTTTCACGGTTGATTTGTTCCAGCTTTTTGGTTAGCTGAACTTGACTGGGAACTGTTGTGAAGTATTTGCGCCAGGATGCCATGGATTCTCTTTGAGTTTTTCTATTATGGTGTATTTAAGTAGATAATCGCAACTTATGACATATTCAAGAAGCCACGATTGGTTGTGGATCTCAGATTGTTTACTGCTCCAATCAGTTCATTGAGTTTGTTCTCTACTGTGCCTCCTGGTCCCAAATGTTGAGCTACTTGAGCCATGCTGCTATCCATTTTCACCATAGTATCTCTGAATGCCACCATTTCTGCTGATGGTGCTCCTCCACCTGCTGCTGGAGCAGCGTCTCCTCCACCCAACAAACCAAAATAACCAGCTGCGCCGCCCAAAGCTCCTCCCAATAGTGCTCCCCAAGGACCCAACATCATACCCAAGCCTGCTCCCATGCCAGCGCCAGATAGAGCTCCTCCCAATCCTGTATAACCTGCCCCAGTGGCCATTGCACCCAAACCAGCACCAGCTAATCCTAATCCAGCACCACCCAGTGCCCCGCCCACGCCCATTCTGGGAATGCCTCCTCTGGCACCTGCTGCTGGAGCCATAGGAGGCACTGCTGGGGGAGTACCCAATCCTGGCGCGGCACCTGCACCAGCCAACCTTTTGGAAAGGCTCCTATAGCCTAGATAACCTGCTCCCAACCCTAACAAGGTTCCTGCATTATCCATTATCCCCTGGCCTAATGCCCCAGCAGCTCCGCCCAGACCTGATGCTCCTGCTACACTATTCGCTGCTTGCGCCAATCCTGCTATCCTACCAGTTAAAAACGTAAGTGCAGGAGCAGCTTGCCGCATTATTGCTGCTTCCATAGCCCCAGATGCTGATGCTATGTTGTTTTGAGCTCTATATAAGTTTTCAGTTTGCTCAGATAAAAATCTTTCTCCACGTGCAGCTAGTTCAGCACGCCTGCGTCTTTCAGCAAGCTCAGCTTCACTTCCTGGAGGGGCGCGTGTAGCAACACGACCTACATCCATCATATCAGCTAATTGAGTTGTCATTGCTTGCGCTGCACCTGTTCGACCGTAAGCAAGACCAGTTCCGTAATCCATTGCAAATTGTTGCTGATATCGACTTAAATTGGCTCGTTGTTGCTGAGATCCTATTTCCTCTGTGCGTCCTTCTCTGATGGCTGCAACTATTTCATCAGCTTCTCCCCCCATTGTTGTTCTAGCATAAGCTGTGGCTTGTGTAGGTGCTCTTGTAATCGCCTCCATCAAAAACCCTTCTATCAAGTCGTCAGCCATTCCCATACTTGTCAGCTTAATTTTAGCTTGTTCCTGGGCAGCTAGTTGCTCAGGACTTAGTTGTGCCTGTAGTAATCGTAGTCTGGCACTCTGCTGAACTCTTCTTGCTTGCTCTCGTTGGCGCCTAACATCTATACCTGTGAGTATGCTTTGAGACTGCATAAGATTTACCAGTTCAAGATTGCTTGTTCTGCGTTCCTCTTCGCTGATCATAAACAGTCTGCCGCTCATGCGTTGCTGATCCATCATATCAGCCATTGCTTCAGCACCTTGAGAACCCGTCATCCCAATTCTAGCAAATGCGTCTTGTAAGCCTCGCATACTCTCAAAGAACCGAGATTCGCCCTGTGCCATCAGAGTTTGGCCGTATTGAGAAACCAATCTAGATCCATCCTCTAAACTGATACCGGCAGTTCTAATACTGGAAATCATACCTGTAATACTACCGTCAAATAACACACCACTTTGGATCATAGAGCGGTAGGTTTTACCACCTTCTAGAAATCTGTCCAGGAGAGCTGAGGCTGCTGCACCCAACGCCATGAATGCTATTCCTACTCCCCGGCTCACCCCAGGCAGTCTGGCCATACTGGAAGTGACCCCTTCCACAGCTCTTGGTAATTTATTAAGTGGGTCTGTACTACCTGTGATCAGTCCAGCCAGATTATCTTTAGTACTTCGGATGCTGTAGCTAAGATCCCTCAAACTCTCTTTGTAGGATTTCCCAACATCACTCAAATCTTCGGCATGCTCCCTTAGTTTCCTACTTTGCTTGCCTATACTATCAGCAGCTACTTTTGCCCTGTTGTCTAACTCTTTAACTCCATCCAAATCCACCTTGAATTTGGCCGCCATTTTGGACAAGATTTGGTTGTTCTTGTCCGTCTTGGCTGTGAGCGATCTAAGCGTGTCCTCCTGCGCCCAAGACCTAGACTGCTCAGGATCAATTTTTATATTATTGGTGACTGTCACATTGTCCATGAAGTATTTTTCTCAAAATAAAATCTTTGTGATATTTAGGTGCTTAAATATACACATCCACATAATCTAGGTAGTTAAGATGACCAATCCGTTAAATCAATACTTTAGAGTGCCCAAAATTTACACAAGCTTGCCCTCTGGAGGGGCCTTTTATCCCAATAATTTCCTAGAAGCTGCACCCAATGGTGAACTTGCTGTCTATGCACTTAGCGCCCTTGATCAGATCCTCCTAAAGACACCTGATGCACTACTAAATGGAGAGAGTCTACTCAAAGTAGTTAAAAACTGCGTGCCTGGAATCAGCGATCCTAAGTTACTGGTTGAACCTGACATCAAGACATTGTTGCTAGCTATAAAGGTAGCCAGCACTGGTCCCTCCAGTGAATACCAAGTTGAGTGTCCCAAATGTGACACTCAACACACGTTTGATGTGAATCTTAGTAATATTTTGGACACCCTAATAGAAACAGACACAGATCCCAAAATTGATTTCAATGGCGAACTGATTATACATGTGAGACCCTACAACTTTGAACAGAGAAATTTACAACTATTAAATGAAATAGAAGAAAATAGAGCTTTGAGGATCATTGACGCAAATAATGAGTTGGACGATACTAATAAAATGACTGAGGTAGCCAAGTATGTGAGTAAAATGGCTGACAGGACATTCAGCTTAGTAGCCAAAAGTATCACATCTATTACTGTAGCAAAAACAGGTGAATCTGTTACAGACCCTCAATATATTGCTGAATTTTTAAAAGGTATTACACAGGCACAAGCATCTGTTATCATGGAAAAGATCAAAGAGCTAAATGAAAGCGGTCTTGCTGCTAAATCCAGCTTCATTTGCAGCAATTGTGGAAATGAATGGGACCAACCACTGGATTTCGACCCAACCACTTTTTTCGGGTAACGCTCCTGTCTGGTGATTCAGAAATGATCACCAATTGTCTCAAGGACATGGAGCGTGATAGGGACAGAATAGAATCGGATATAGCCAGCGTTGTATATTATATGAATGGAGGCTTATCCTTCACAGATGCCTATGGACTTAGTACTCAACAACTTAAACGACTGGGTGATACTATAACCACTCATTTTGAAAAGCAGAATGAAGCTATTAAAAAGACACAGTCCAAACGACCTGGATAACTTTATATAACAATAGGTATTTCGTTAGATCCAGCCACACTTTCCCCGAGGAGGGGAAAGATTGGTTTTGGCTTTCGTTGAGTCCTATACCACACTTGTGTCACCCCAGGTGTTCAACCAGCTGGCAGAGTGCCTATATTCCAGCATGAGGGTTCGCTTTTGAGGCCACTACAGCCTCCACTCGGTTAGGGATTTTACCCTGCACTTGATGCACAGCACAAGCTATCCACACATCAAGCTGGAGCATCACAGTTGCCAGTGAGGGGCTCCATCCTTTCTTTGAGCTTGCTCGGCCTGGGTGCGCTCAACTTGTTCCCTGAGCGTAGTTCCCCGCCTTCGCGCGGAGAGAACGCTAGCAGACCAACTGCCATTTGGAGCCGATATAGTCACTTGGAAATGCTGTAGGCTAGTGGAAGCTCCACTGGCAGGTAGCATCAAACCTGTGGGAATTTTAGAGTGCTTATAAAAATGACTTTAGAGTCTGGGTTACTGTGTATGATTGGTTGTGCTAGTAGTTACTTGGGTACCCTGCCGCCGCCTATGTCTATCAATTTGAGAAGATATTGGTTGTTGGTTTGTTTGAATTCCACCAGCCAGGGAGTGTTGTAGTCCACATACCTGCCACTTTCCTGACGCACCACCATCACATTCCAATTGCCGCGTTCGTTTAGGTTGATACCTGGAACAACAATGGCATTGATGGTGAGTGGACAAGTGATCAGAGTTTTGTCCTCCTGGTTGTCATACTTGACTTGAACATCAGTACGCACCACCTGACAATGCCGCTTGAGCTTTTCGTCCATGCGAGTCAGGTTTGCTGGCGGCACACGATAGGCCACTTCAATCAGCTCACTGTGTTGTGGGTCCTTGATGATGTCAGCCTGATGCTGATAAAACTCCAAGACAGTGTTCACCATCATTCTCTTGGTGTTGGGCAACACGCTGTAATTTAGCTTGCCCAGTTCCTGCAACATCAGATCCATCTGCCCGTTGATTTTGAGCCCCTTCTTGCTTTCCGTGAGTTCTTGACGCACTTTATGCAAGCTGGAGGGCCAGTTTAGTGGATTGGGGTCCACATCTTTCCATTTGATTCCACGTGCAGCCACTTCGGCAAATAGTTTGCGCTCAGTGGCACTGATATCAAAAATCATCTGTGGGAAAACACGGGTGCGGCTTTCAAAAATGTCGATCAAACCGTTGTAGAGTGCTCGTTCATGAGAGAATAAAGCGTTCAGACGCTTCTGATCATTGGGGGTCACAAATGCAGTGTGGCTTCCGCCACCGTTGCGCCATGGTCCAGATTCTTTTCTCATATCCAAATTCTCTCCTGTGTAAGCTGAGCCTAGCTAGTAGATCGCAAGCTTGTCAACACATCAATTATAAATAGAGTAGATTATGGGAGACTATTATGGCCACACGTGGCAAAGCCAAGGGCAACAACGGAGAGCTCAAGATTGCAAAGTTTTTGACTGAGCTGTTTGGGGCCAAGTTTATGAGAGTGCCTAACAGTGGAGCCTACCTGGGAGGCAAAAACACAGATCGCAAGACTCTCATGGATAGTGTGCAGATCAGCTATTTCAAAAGTGACATTATTCCTCCCACCAACATGAGACGGCTGGTTATTGAAAGCAAGTTTTACAAAGATTTTCCATTCCACAAGCTGGCAGTTCGTGAACCCATCCTACAGTTGGACAAGTGGATCAAACAAACTCTGGACACAGTGGATGAGGATGACGTTTGGTTTGTGGTGGTGCGTATCAATCACAAGGGCAGCTTTGCCTGTTTTGATCGTCGCCACCTCAAAGACTTTGTGGTGGACAACTATGGTATCTACTATGATTATGCTTGGGTAGACTTTGAGCCATTTTTTGAAGCCAACAAAGCCAAGATCTTGGAGTTGAGCTCCACTCCTACAGGCTAGCGTTACGACCCAGGCTGCCTTCGCCCCACTCTGCTTCCAAATCACTCATGGCTGAGGCCATTCTCAGCACGCCGCCAGGTCCTTGATGATCAGGTTGGTTGAACAGGTCTTGCAAGTCACTCAGATGGGGATGCATATACTTGAGATGATCATCAATCATGTCTTGACTCACATCGCGGCTGTTGTCTATCTTGTCACTGACTGTATCTGTAAAATGCACTTCGTGCTTTTTTACCAGGCACAAGCCCAACAAGGCTAGTTCAGTTGTATAACTCACATAAAGGGTGCCCGCAACCGTTTCGGGCAGTCCATCCAGACTTTGCAGTGGATGGGCTTGGGTGAACATGGCTGCGTAATATCCCATATTGCCCAACTGGGCACCCACATGAGTGGGACCCCCCACCAAACTGGTGAGATGATTGTCAGAGCAATCAAAAAATCCAGGCACAACTTCTGGACAACCTTCCAGGCTGGTGAGTGTGTTGTTGTCTAAGCGTAGGCTGCCTGAGATACTCTTGAACTTGACAGGCAAATGAGTGTGATGGTAGTTTGAGTAAAGATCCACATTGTAGGAATTTATCACGGTGACCAGACCCTGATCGTCCACTTCCACTGCTGCAGAAGATTCTGTGTAAAAGTACTTGCGGAATGTTTGTTCTATTTGGCTTTTGTCTACCATGATCAGTTATTTAGGATTCATAGGTTCCTGTCTCCAACAACTTTCTTTTTGTATTTCTTTTAGTAGCGATTCTCTTTAGGAATCGCTGTGCATTTTAGACCATGTCTTTTAGTAATAGTTCCTTTATTGGATTCAATACCACAATACAGACACGTCGCACGTTGTTGTGGACCGCGTGGCCTCCTCAACTTCTCAAGAACATGCTGGGGAGTTTTCCTACCTTTTGTAGTAGCTCTGTATTTTTCTCTTTTAGCCTTTGCTCCTTCAATACCATACAGTTCTTCCCAAGTCTTTCCTTTTTTAGCTACACTCATCAAAGCTCTGGTTTGTTCAGTATGTGTTTGTCCAAAGAAGCTATTGTTTTCTCCAGATCTATCAAGAAGGGCCAATGCTGCTTTTACATTGGCAATGGTTTGTTTGCTGCGTTTTTGCCCGCGATTCTTTTTACTGCTTTGAACCCTGGACGATTTAGTAACTATTTTTCCAGTAGATCCTTGTCCGCCGTCAGTTCTGTTGTGCAGGATTCCTGTGCCATTATCTATTCTTCCCCACCATCTTATCAATCGCCTTTCCAAAGCGAAGGCACCCAGTTCAGTCAATCCTTGAGAGAGAAGAATAATTCTCCACCCTTCTTTTGGTACTGGGACATTGTGTCGTTCTTTGTATCGAATACCTATACCTTTTCCTATATAGTAAGGTGTTCCTGCCGGACCATTTTTGGATGTGGTTTTTCTCAAATAAGCATAAACATAGAATCCATCAGGAATCTTATTGCGATAAATAGACATATAGCTGTTGCCCCCTTAAAGCAATAGAGCCGATGGACCTGCCAGGGTCGTGATCGGCACCTAGTGCTATTTATAGGACCAGTAACTATAAGTTATCAGAGTAATCACTACTAAATCTAGTAAATCCTGATTCTTTGACAACTGATAAAATATTGCTGACTCGTGGAATAAGTTCCTCCCTGTGACTGATCAGGAAAATGTTCTTGCCCCTGTCACGTGTCATGCCCTTGAGTATCTCCAAGGCCTTTTCCACACCGCTCTGATCAGTGCCCTGGTCCAA